ATAAAGATTCTTTGCTGTATACTTTGCCAGATAAAATCTGAGCTTGTAAACATGTTAGGATAATAAGTTCCACTTCAATCTCTTTGCCTCCAATCGTCTGGTTTATCTCTACCATCAGTAAACCAATCCGCCATATCATCGACACTATTAAATCCACGCTTGCCGAAACGGTCGAACCCAGTTCCACCAATGTCAAGTTGGTTTAAAAAATCATCCATGTCTCCTTCTTGCATATCAGGATTCTCTGCTTTCCTTCTTGCTTGACGAAGTAGTGTGCCAGCAGAACGATTAGCTTTCGCTAACTTCTCTGCCCAAATCATATCTTCTAATCCCACCTCTTCATGCTTGGCAATCTTGCTGCAGATACCTTCCAAGCGCAGGCGGTATTGTGTAGAGAGCATATGCAATCTCCATATAGGGTTATTTAGCATTAATCATTGATTCTAACTCATTAATTCTACTAAACTCTTCGTATGCTTTCTCGGAGCGTTCGCATAGAATATCCAAAATATCTTGAAGGATTACTTCGTTGTCGATGTATTCATTCAAATAGTTATCCAACGCCTCTTTAAGATTGCGCCTGCGGTGCCACTCTGCTGAGTATGGTTTGTAATGTGTCATAACAAAATAGATATATGTGGCTGATTATAAGATATATATGCTAATTTGTCAAGTGATTGGTAGGTCTGGTTGTGCTGTTTGCGTTTGTGTTAAAGGTGCTCGTAATATCTCCCATTTGAGATATGTTACGGTATCTTCCATCCACCAGAACATGATGACACACAGAAAGATGGATAGAAAAAAAGAAACCACTCCTAAGACATAGCTTGGTTTTGGTTTGTGTCTATAGAAGTTAACTACTCCAAGTGCCATGATTAATAGCAGCACTTCATATGTGATAAAATTGTAGTAAGTCATACCATCTCCATTGCTCGTTCTAGTTCGATATAATGATTCATTTCATCAGCTGCTATCTCAGCAATCTTTGTATCATCTTGGTGATCCCAAAGATAATTCAAATAAGTTTCTGTGGCATGGAACTCAATACCAGAGTTCAGGTGGTAAGCAGATACAGGGTCAATAAAATAGTAAACAACCATACTCCAATAATACACGAGAACCAGATGATAAGCAAAAACTCTATCAATCCAGCGATCAGACCCACCACGTCTTTCCATTTCAATGAGATGTTCGGTTTCATTTATTGTTTGTTCAAAATGTTCTTTCATCAGATAGTAGTGTGACAAATCTCTAAGACCTAAAGATTCTTTGAGATGTAGCACACTTAAGAAAGCAAAATAGGGTGCCCGAGCAATAGTCTCAAGCACCCAGAATCTTTGTATTGGCAATCCACGATAGATAAAATCTATGATTGCTACTGTGATATTTAATATAGCGTTGTTGAGATATTTCATTCAACTACTCCTTTACAGTGAGGACATATCCACCCATCATCATTAAAAAGTAAATTAGAATGGAATGCCCCAGTCTCACAGAATTGTTTCATTGGTTCGCTGATTTCAGCATCAACTAAACTCTTGTGGCAATGTGGGCAATCTCTTAAAGTCAGTGGGTATTTCATTGTGGATATGCGTTGTGTAGACCCCAGTAAACAAATAATCCTACTGAAGTAAATAAACAAATGCTTTTAAAAATTAAGCTAGTCATAACATATGCTGTTTGTATTCGTTGTATAATCTTTTAACATCTCTGTCTACTTCATCTAATCCCTCCAAGGAACCTTGGTATCCTTGACTGATAAGATAGTCAACAAACTCGTAGATATGAGATTGAATAGGTATTCCTAATCTAACTACAGATGACATCAGAAAGTGTCTCTTCTGCCACTTGTCATCTCGTTCTCTCCAATCAAATGGTTCAGTGCTTACGTGGCTCATCTTTCATTTCCTCGTTTGCTAAGCGTAGAATATAATAAATGCAATACAGTGTAAACAATAATCCACTGCCTAAAATAACCATAACTCCCCAGGGAAAGTTATTCATAGTCATCCTCGTATGTAGATGGTTCTTCAAAGAGTTCTTCCATTTTCTGTTGGAGAACTCTTTCTCTTAGTTCTTGTAAATCTTCTTCTGTTAGAACAATCATTTGTCTTTTAATAACTCTTCTATTCTTTTTCGCATGTTGTCGCTATCCTGTTTGAGATAATCTCTCAATGAATAACCTCGCTGCCCTCGCATGATACAAGTTCCTTGATAGAACATGGTGGCAGCGAATACTAACAGGAATGCGATACCTATTATTTCAGGGTAATGTTCAGCCATGGTAGTAGTGGTGGTATTACTCCAATAAGTCGAAGAAGACCCTCAGCAAAAAGTGACAGAACAACCCAGCCAACACACATTGAAATAATCGAAGCATTACGATTGTGTCTTCGTATGGCAGCATCAATCATCTCCTGAACTTCTTCTTTCGTTACTTGTGTCATGGATTATAGCGATACCTATGATTGGAAATATAATAAGGGAACCACCTAAGATGCCCAAACCAATAGGGTTATTTAAGATTTCAACTATCAGATGAGTCATTTTTCTTTACATGAATGTAGCATTCAAGCGGTTTCTGTGTTTCACTATCAAAGTTTTGGTCAAGGTATACACAGAGTTTGTTTATGATTTTCATATATTCATCATGCATCCATTCGCTACCAGTTTCGTGATAGGCATAGTGCTTACATGCTGTAATGATTCGGTTAACGTCTCTACTGGATAGGTTATACATGTGTTTGCTCCTTTTCCTGTAGTATAACGAGCTATTTAGATGCGTCAATATACTTATTAGAATTTGCTGACAGAGGGGGGCTTGACAAAGGCGCTGGGATGCTATATACTATGTAAAGATTCGTTACAAAAAGTAAATGACTGTTACAACTAATGACCGTGGACAACAAAACATGTGGGCAAAAGAACCCCAGATGGTCTACCAAGAATACAATCGTAAAGGTCTTATGACCCCTATGCAAACTACGGAGATGTACAATGGGCGTTGGGCAATGGTCGGCATTATTGCTGGGGCTCTTTCTTATGCTTTCACTGGTAAGCTCTTCTTCGGAATCTTCTGAGTGAGGGCTTGACAATGGCAGAGATTACGTTTACAATGACTTCCGTTGCCTTTTTCGTTTTACTGGCAGCGTCCGTACAAAAACTTTGTGAGACTTACTAATGACTTATAGCGTTACTCTTCGTGCCCCTGATGGTACTGAAAGTGTGATTCAATGTCCAGAAGACCAATACATCCTTGAAGCAGCAGAAGAGGCAGGTGTTGACCTTCCTTACTCATGTAAGGCTGGTGCTTGTTCCTCTTGTGCTGGCAAGGTAGTATCTGGTGAGATTGATAACGAGGAGCAATCGTTCCTTGATGATGACCAAATGGCAGAGGGATTCGCTCTTCTCTGCGTCGCTTATCCCAAGTCGGATTGTGTAATCCTGACTGAACAAGAAGAAAACCTTTAATTTAGGAGAACAACTATGAAATTCGGATTCACCCCTGAGGCAGAAATCCTCAACGCTCGTCTGGCAATGATTGGTTTTGTTGCTGGTGTTGGTTCCTATCTGATTACTGGTCAAATTATCCCTGGCGTATTTTGAAATAATCAGTAATAATACTTAACTCTGTCCTAAATATTGGGCAGAGTTTTTTTGTATATGCCGCGCAATCAATTAAACAAAGATATTATTAAGTACGAAGTTCTTAGAATTAAGGCAGAGATAGATAAAGAGTGGATGAATAAATCTGGGTATGACCCAAAGTGGTTGGCGCATCATTACCTAAGTAAAGTTTTGGATAAGATTGAAGAATATAGGATGTGATTTTCTTCCCCGCTTCGGCGGGGATTTTTTTTTGTCTGGGGCTTGACAGGTGCGGGAAACCGTGCTATTATAAATAAATGTTAAGGAAATGAAACATTCCTTAACAATACTTACCTCAACTACTCGGAGTATTTTCAATGACTGCATCTATCGCACAACGTCGCGGTGGTGAGAACATTTGGCAAAACTTCTGTGAGTGGGTTACCTCTACCAACAATCGTCTTTATGTTGGGTGGTTCGGAACTCTTATGATTCCCACCTTGCTCGCAGCAACCATCTGTTTCATCGTCGCATTCATCGCCGCACCCCCCGTGGATATTGACGGCATCCGTGAACCTGTCGCTGGTTCACTTATGTGGGGAAACAACATCATTTCTGGTGCCGTTGTTCCTTCTTCAAACGCAATCGGTCTTCACTTCTATCCCATCTGGGAAGCAAACTCACTTGATGAGTGGCTATATAATGGTGGACCATTTCAACTGGTCATCTTCCACTTTCTGATTGGTATCTATGCCT